TCTCAATCTGAAAAGCATTCCCGTTCAAGATAGGCTTTGGGCAGTTCTTCGCAAAGACGTCTTGAGCGTGCAAACCCTGCGTATCTTTGCAACGTCTTGCGCTAAGTCAGTTTATCATCTAATGACCGACGAGCGGAGCCGATTCGCCGTTGAATTTATGGAAGCCTATTGCGAGTGGCGATACCTCTCTGACGATCCGGATTGGGTAAGGCTCTGGGAAGAAGAACGAGCCGCAGCACGGTCCGCAGCATGGGACGCAGCAGGGTCCGCAGCAGGAACCGCAGCATGGAACGCAGCAGGGTCCGCAGCAGGAACCGCAGCATGGGACGCAGCAGGAACCGCAGCATGGGACGCAGCAGTGATCGCGCAAATCATTAAACTTATTCAGATTATCGAATCGGATGAATTTGAGGGGGGCGAATGAGTTATATTTTTAAAAAAACTATAGATCCAGAAAACCATTTTGACAACAGCACTGTTGAAATTTCGATACAGGCTAGTTCTGTTGTTCTTGAAGATCTCTTAGTAGAATTTGAAAATTTTTTAAGAGGATGCGGATATAATTTTAATGGTAGATTAGATATAGTGGAGGAAGATGATGGAAATAGTGAGGAAAGAACCTAGACCTTTTGATGTAGACAATACTCTTATCGTACATGGCCCAAATCCCAACATTCCAAGGATACCGGTATATGATCCAGAATCAAAAAAGTTTGTAGATATGGGAATTAACCTCTCCATGGTAAAACTTTTAAGAGAAGAAAAATACAGAGGGGCCTTTATTATTGTTTGGAGCAGGGGGGGCTCAGAATGGGCCAAGAACGTTGTTTTAGCTTTAGGGCTAGATAATTATGTTGATTTGGTCATAACCAAACCTTATGTTTATTTTGATGATGTTCCAGTAGAAAAATGGCTTGAAAGTCGAATTTATTTAGACGAGAATACAGTATATAAACGATAATCCCGACAGGGAGAAAGAAGGAAATATGGCACTGAAACAGTATGGAACTTCTGGATCAGACAATCAAGAGTGGGTTACTCTAGGAGGAATTAACCGAAAAACAGGAAAGGCAAATCCAACAAAAGTTTCTGGTTACTACCTAGGAGTAACTAAAGGAGTCAATACTTTTGACGAAACGAAAGAAAAAATCACAATTATTCTCCAAAAAGAGGATGGAAATAAGATTGGCGTAAACGCCTCTTCAAATATGGTTATCCAACTTGAAAGAGCAGAAAAAGGATTCAAAGAAGAAGAAGGAAGAGAACCAGTTGGATCTTTTGCACAGATTGAATTTACTGGAGAAATGCCGTCCAAAAAAGGAAATCCACTAAAACTCTTCTCAGTGCTGTTTGATCCTGATGATACTCTGTCAGTTAATGAAGAAGTAGTTACCCCATCTCCTGAGGTTGTAGCGGTCAGCAAAAAGAATCAGCTTAATTCTATTTTAGGAAAAGTAAAGAAAGTTTAATGCTTAGAGAGAAGGTGCGGAATACGCAGCACAGAGCGGGGAAACCGCAAGTCACACGAAAAGGTCGAAAGACTGAAGGCGACGTGCTAGAACGCACAGACGAAGACAATACTCGGCACTGAATGAGAGGGTAATCTTGGCGTAGACTTAAAACGTCATGCCAATGAACCTCAGTAAGTGCATTGCCAGAGTCGCGCCTGGCTCTCTCGCTTTTTTTTGGAGGCCCTCGATGACATACTGTAGACTTATAGCGCCACAGTGGCTTCAACAAAAGAACGCTAAAGCTGTCATCGAGGGCCAGTTTTCTCAAGAAGAAATTCAGCAATATAACTCGCAAGGTTATAATGTATTCTTTACCCCCAACCATCCTGAAACATATGGAAAGCCCCCGATATCAGGAAAAGACATTGATGTGTTTGAGTGTGTTTTTATAGATTGCGACCTAAAAGACGGGATTTACGTCTCTAAAGAAGATTTTCTTTTTACTTTGGCTTTATTTGAACTTAAACCAAGCTACGTAGTAGACTCAGGTCACGGTATACATGCTTATTGGAAAGTGTCAGATTTAGATGCTAAAAGTTTCCTTAGATTATCAAGAAGACTTTGCCGAAAATTCAAGACTGATGAGGCAGTAGGCCAAATATTTCAACTAATGAGGCTTCCTGGAACCTTAAACACAAAAGTAGAAAACCATCCGGTACTATGCAAAGTTCTAGAAGAGAACGAAGCAGTCTACACTTGTGAAGAGCTTAATGCAGTCCTCCCGGTAATATCTCAAGAAGATGAAGCCTATTGTCAACTGCACTATAATAATACCTATTCAATCAAAGATCCAGAAGACGTTCTAGATGACAGAATGCCAGAGAGATGGGGTAGACTACTCAACTCAAGTACAGAAGCAAAAGATCTCTGGGTATCTACAACAGACGATCGAAGCAAGAATGATTTTAGATTGGGACATATTATGTATGGCCACGGGTTTACCAAAGAAGAAGCCATGATTGTTTTAGCTAACACTGCTAAATCTTTGAGAAGAGCTCCTGTACATAGAGTCAGTTATGCTCGTAATATAGTCGATAAAATATGGACTTTTGAATCTTCTTCAGAAAAAGTAGAAGACTTAGACTTGTCTTTTAGCGTTAAAGACATCCTAAAACGTAATCAAAACTCCCCAAAAGGAATCAAGTTTCCTTGTCATAAACGTATCGATAACACTGTGCACGGATTTAGGCTAGGACAAGTTCTGGGACTAGTAGCTGGAAGCGGAGTAGGGAAATCAGCTTTTGCGCTTAATATGTTTAAGTGGTTTTCAGAAGAAAACCCCAACTATCATCATTTCTTTGTTCCATTAGAACAACCTGCGCATGAAATAGCTAGCCGTTGGGAAACTCTCTCCTCTGGAAATACGAGTCTGAATGATAAGGTGCACATAATTAGCAACTATGCAGAAGATGGCACTTTTAGAAATCTATCTCTTAGCGAGATTCAGAAATACATAATTAAGTTTCAAGAAACCAAAAAGGTTAAGATTGGATGCGTAGTTATTGACCATATCGGCGTGTTGAAAATGAAAGATGAAACAGGTCAAAAACAAGATCTCATGGACGTTTGTCACAGTATGAAAGCTTTTGCCGTTCAAACAGACACCTTTCTTATTATGCAGTCACAAACAAGCAGGGAAAAAGCCGGAATAGGGGACATAGAACTTGATAAAGATGCAGCCTACGGCACAGTTTTCTTTGAATCATACTGCGACTACTTAGTGACCTTATGGCAACCCTTGAAACGCTGCCACAGCGAAGAAGCATGCCCAACAGTGACAGCTTTCAAATTTTGTAAAATTCGAGAAAAGAAAATAAAAAAAGATGTTATAAAAGAAGACGTTCCATATTACTTTTATTTTGATTCAGAAATTGAAAATCTTAGAGATATGACAGAAGATGAGGAACAATCATTCAAGTTCTTCTTGTCTAGGGCAGTAAGTAAGCGCAGTGCAGATAAGAAAACTAATTTGACTGAGTATAGAGGGGTTCCTTATGGCGGAGCAGAGAGTTCCAAAATTGACAGTAATAGACAGGGCACAAGACATTGAGCCGATGCTTAATGCTATTAGTCAAAACGAATACATAGCGTTTGACACTGAGACTACCGGTATAAAAGAAAGCTCTGAGATTATAGGGTTGTCTATTTGTGCAGATGAAGAAGAGGCTTTTTATCTTATTTTGGCTAAATGGGATAAAGAGCAAGAAAAACTAATCTATCTAGACACCAAAACTGTAGTTCCAAATATTCTGTCAGCGCTAAGCAAAAAACAGTTAATTTGCCATAATGCAATATTTGATTGTGCTATGGTGGAGCGAAATTTTAAAGTAAGTTTAATAAATCAAGTCCACACAGATACAATGATCTTAGCCCATCTTCTTGATGAGAATCGAAGAGTTGGTCTAAAAGACCTCTCAGTATCTCTTTTAGGAGAAGAATCTAAAATTGAACAAACTCTTATGAAAGAATCTATTCTTACAAACGGAGGAAAAACTATTCTCGGGCAGTATGATTTATTTAAAGCAGACGCTCAACTCATAGGAAAGTATGGAGCTAAAGATGCCTGGCTTACCTATAAACTGTTTTCAGAATTTGTTCCTCAGCTCTTCGAACAAGGTTTAGATAAATTTTTTTATGAAGAAGAATCTATGCCCCTCCTCAGGGGGCCGACTTATGATATGAATACTGTCGGAATGAAAGTAGATACAAAGAGTCTTTTAGAACTTAAAAAGACTTTAGAGGCAGAATGTTTAGAAGCAAAAAATTACATCTATACTGAGATTCGTCCTTATGTTATAGAAAAGTATCCGGGAACCAACAAGAAAAACGGTTTTAATCTAAGCTCAAATATGCAGCTCTCTTGGCTTCTATTTGGACAGCTAAAGTTAGAATTTTCTACCATAACTAAAGAGGGAAAAAATGTTTGTCAAGCTTTGGGACTAAAAATTCCTTATTTTGCCTCAGCTAAAAGGGAATTTATTCAGACCATACTTAACAAAACCGGTGAGATATATCAAGATGCCGTTAAAACATCAGGAAAGCCCATCAGAGCAAAGAAGATCAAAGAGCCGTGGTCGTATATAGCCTGCGATAAGGAAGCATTGGAGAAGCATTCTGGGCGTTTTAAGTGGATAGCTGAACTTTTGGATTACAACAAAAAAATGAAGCTTCTCAGCACCTATGTCGACGGTATTGGAGAACGGGTTGAATATGGCATTATTAAACCCAGTTTTCTGCAACATGGCACAACTAGCGGGAGATATTCTAGCCGTAATCCAAATTTCCAGAATTTGCCAAGAAATGACAAGAGAATTAAAGCGTGCATTGTAGCTCGCCCAGGAAAAGTGTTTATAGGAGCAGATTACTCTCAACTTGAACCTAGAATATTTGCTTATGTAAGCCGGGATAAAGCTTTGATTCAGGCTTTTAATCAAGCAGAGGATTTTTATAGCGTTATTGGCCAAAGAGTCTACGATAAGTATGATTCAACGCCTTTTAAAGAAGGATCTCCAGAGGCTTTTGGAGTTAAATACAAAAAATACAGGGATTTATCCAAAGTGATAGCTTTAGCTACAGTATACGGGGCTACGGCCTTTCAACTCTCAAAAACAACGGGAAAAAGTCCAGAAGATACCCAAAAAGATATCCAAAATTACCTAGAAAATTTTCCAGGGGTAGCAAAAATGATGCAAGATAGCCACAGAATAGCTAAAAAGTACGGAAAGGTGGTGAACGAATTTGGCAGACCTAGACGAATACCAGAGGCTATGAAAATTGAAAGACTCTATGGCAAATTACCTCATGAACAACTGCCACTTAGTGCCCGAAAGCTCTTAAATCTGGCTACAAACCACAGAATTCAGTCCACAGCAGCCAGTGTTGTGAATAGAGCTGCTATAGCTTTTCATAGGAAAGCAAAGGTGTCAGGATTATCAGCTAAGATAGTCTGCCAAGTACACGACTCTCTTGTGATTGAATGCAAGGAATCAGAAAAAGACTTAGTTTCTGTTTTACTTCAGGATTCAATGGAAAACACAATAGATCTTAAGTCCGTGAAATTAGAGGCTATTCCAAAAATAGGCGTAAATTTATCAGAAGTATGAAAAATCTATTGACTTTTGTGTAAAATTGAGACAAGCTTAATTTAAGGAGTCAAAATGAAACTTTTTTTTGTTAAAGTGTTGGCAAAAATATATTCTTACTTTCCCTCCCCCCTCCCTAAAGGGAAATCTGAATGGAATTCTTGGTCGGAAAAGATTATCAGTTTATCTGGAAACATTGCAGATAAAGATTCGATGGAATATGTTCTAGCTAGCAAGATTCTAGAACTTAAACCTAATGCATCTAAAGTTCCGTTGAATGAATTTGTGCGACTTATGCACAAAGCAGCTGCTAATCAAGTAGCAAGTTATGTATTTCAAGAAATCCGGCAGAAGCAAAAAGATGCCCAATTAGCTGCAGCAACAGCCTCTAAAGAGGGCGATCAGGATGCCACCAAAAACTGAGTTTCAAAAGCTCCAAGAAGAGTGGGCTAAAAAGCTAGAGGACAGTGGATTTGAAGATGCAGAAACTTCTGGTAGAAGGTTAAAAAAATGGTCATCTCGTTTTTATTCAAATTGTCCCCATCCTCAAATTTGGGCAAATAAATTTGAGTATTATAGGATGGCAGAGTTTTTTTTAAACGAGAACTCCTTCAAAGATGAAAGAGAAAAACTTATTTGGGAAATGCACGTATCAGGAAAAAGTGTGAGGGCTATAGTTGAAATATTGAAAACAGTTAGTACAAAAGCTTCTTACAGAGACACGGTTTCTCGAACTATTATCAGGCTTCGTAAAAAAATGAATAGCATTTATATGCCAGCTAAAGGTCCAAATGGACAGCAAAATTGAAGGGCTCTATGCCCTAAGAAATGCCAAATTAGAGGATTATGCATTTATTAAAGCGACTTGGCTTCGTGGACTATACTATGGGGAATCTTGGTATAGTATGATTCCAAAAGATATCTTTATGAAAAACAATAGTTTGTACTTTGACAAGCTCCTTGGTAGTACAAAAACACTAGTAATGGTAGCGTGTTTGAAAGAAGACCCCGATACAATTTTAGGGTACAGTGTGATAAGCAAAGATTTGAAAATTCTGCATTGGATTTATGTTAAGTCTGCTTGGAGAAATCAAGGACTAGCTAAGAAACTAACTCCTATTGAAATGGAGTCTGTTAGCCATATCACCAAACTAGGTTTAACATTGCTCAAAAAGTTTCCTAATATCATCATTAACCCATATATTGAACTTTAAAGGAGTCAATATGTCAGCAAAATCAGAGTTTAAAGGTAAAAAAATTGCTCTTCCAAAAGAGCCCAGGGCATTGGAAGTGCTCCAATCAGAAGCACAACGTGCTTTGACTGAGCTAGGACAAGTCACATATCAAAAATTTCTTTATACACGAAGAGAGCAAGAATTGAACGAACAGCTCCTAACAGTAAACCAAGAAGGGGCAGCTCGCAAAGAATTAGATGAAAAAGCTTCAACAGAAAAACTTAAGAAAGAAGAATCAAATGAAATCGCTTAATTGGCGCAAACTAAAGCTAGCAAGACTTCAAACGGTAGCTCATGCACCCGGGCTTGGACAAATAGGACCAGCAATCGATGCTAATTCTGGGAAAGTACTAGGCATCGCGGAATTATACTATTATGACGGAGGGGTGCTGTTCCGTTGTAAAGGATGCGAGATGTATATTCCTGGAGGAAATATCATCAATATGGTGCTCGAACCTGAAGAAGAGTACCCTGTTGCTGAAATGAAGATCAAAAAATGAAGCATGTTTCAAAGCCAAGAACAGATATAATGCAGGCTCCTTTAACTAAGGAGCCTGAGGTTCTTATTTCTGAGATATCTATCGGGGCTTTACTTGATAAAGGTCTTTTGTCTTTACATAGAGAGATGCTTAATCTTACTCAAATGACAGCTAAAGGAAAACTTTCAGCTGCAGACGCTAGAGACCTTCGAGATACGGTCAAACTTTTGTTTGAATTAAAAGATAGAGAAAATCAGCTTTTAAAAGACAAAACAGACGACGAGCTAAAAGCAATGGCAGAGTATGTCAATACCAACGAGTAAATCCTCCATTCTGTCTGAATTGGCGTCTAGAGCTACTAAAATTACTGGTAATAAAGTAGAATTGAGTGGGAATTTCCCACAACAAAATGCTTTTATAGATGACCCCTCAAGATTTTTAACGGCGCAATGTGGTAGGAGGTCAGGTAAAACAACAGGATTGGCTATAAAGTTTTTTAAAACTCTTGAAACTCACGCAAAAGCCCAATGTCTCTATTTAGCTCTAACAAGAGAATCCGCTCGTGAAATTCTTTGGCCGGTATTAATTGATATAGATGATAAATATAAATTAGGTTGTACCTTTCTTGAATCCAAACTAACAATGAAGCATCCTAATGGATCTTCTTTAGCTTTGTATGGAGCAGATCAAAAAAACTTTGTAAAGAGGTTGAGAGGAAGGAAATATCCTGGAGTAGGGATAGACGAGGCCCAAGACATGGGACCTCACTTACAGTCACTTATAGACGACGTTCTTATGCCCGCTATAGCAGACTATGAAGACTCATGGCTTGCGATGACAGGAACCCCAGGACCGGTACCTGCTGGATATTTCTTCGAAGCCACAATGAATGGAAAATATGGCTACTCTAGGCACGGTTGGACTATTTTAGACAACCCGCATATGCCAAACCCTGAGAAGATCATCAATGAGATTAAAGAAAAAAACCAATGGGATGAATCAAATCCAACTTTAAGAAGGGAATGGAGGAACCAGTGGGTTTTAGATGTCAACTCCCTTTGGGTCAGATATAACGAAAAAATCAATGATTACGATCATCTACCTTTAGAAAAATTTCAATATATTATGGGTGTTGATATCGGATATCGAGATTCAGATGCTATAGCTATCCTTGGATGGTCTGAGGTCTCGAAGACAGTATACTTAATTGAAGAGGTAATTACTCCTAAACAGGATATTACTGATTTGACTAATCAAATCAAGTCTTTGCAGACAAAATATGACATTTCAAAAATAGTTATGGATGAGGGCGCATTAGGAAAGAAAATAGGAGAAGAGTTACGGCGCAGACATCTCATTCATGTAGAGCCCGCAGAGAAACAAGAAAAGCAGTCTAATGTAGAATTACTAAATGATGCTCTACGGTTAGGTAATTTCAAAGCTAAAAAAGATTCACGATTTGTTTCAGACTCGTATTTAGTTCAAATTGATTGGGAAAAAACTCGCCCTGATAAAATTATAATTAAGAAACAGCCCCATAGCGACATTATTGACGCGGTATTGTATGCTTTTAAACTTACCTATGCATACACCTTTGAACCTAAATCTGTAAAACTTGTATATGGCAGTCGAGAATGGGCCATTCAAGAAAAAGAAAAGATGTGGAACTTAGAACTAGAGGGTTATATGCAAGAAGAAGCAGATGGGGAACAAACATCTTATAATAATTGGATTTTAGGCAGAAAATAGGCAAAAAGTAGATAAATTAGGACAAATCGACTATATAAAGTCCTTTTTTGGAGGTTTTACTTGCTCCCATTCTTGAAACCTAAAATGCAAACCGGTGTTATAACTAAGATTCGCCCTCCGGATCAGCAAGAATCAGAACCCGAAAAACCTGAAGAATATGATGAGTTAGAAGGAATTGCGGAAGACATTCTCAGGGCTATCAATATGAAAGATGCAAAAAGTCTAGCTGAAGCCCTCAGAGATGCTTTTGAGGTAATAGATGCTGCGCCCCATGTCGAGGGTGAACATATTAACGAATCTGAAGAGGGGTAATTTGTGCCATTGATCAAAGGGAAGAGTAAGCCAGCTTTTGAACATAATTTCAAAGCAGAAATGAAAGCTGGAAAACCAAAAGATCAAAGTTTGGCTATTGCATATGATGTAAAACGCAGATCAAATAAGAAAATGGCGGAAGGAGGAGAAGTAACTGCTAAAACAGAATCTCGTCCAATGCCCAATAAAAGATATAATGATTCGAGAGATCTTTTTCAAAACGATCATGCTAAAGCTTCGCATGAAGATTCTTGGACAGACACTCCTACGGAGCGGCAAGCTACTGCTTCTCCTAAGCCCAAACTTCAGCCTATCCGACCTAAAATAGCTTCCTCCGGTGTTTTTAAAACCAGGCACCTTGATGCTCACGGTAACCCTTTGGACAAAGATGAGCTTCATCTAGAGCAGAGAGATCCTCCAGCAAGCGATAAACAACAACCCCCAGAATATGACAATGAAAAAGGGCCAAACCGTCAAGGCCCCAGCGTTTCTGCTTTGAAGATGAAAAAAATGGCCGAGGGAGGTCCTGTTCCCCACGAACGTCGCCTTGAAGAATATGGACCGGCTTCCGAAGAGGATGAAGTTGAGCATCCAGCTGGTCTTGAATCAGACAATGATGAAATGGCCCCCCCTGAAAGCGAATACATGGCTCAGCATTTTGAGGATGGAGGGGAGGTCTCCTCTGGCACTACGGACATTCATGACGAAAGTAATTCCAAAAAGATGAGAGGAATGTCAAAAGGAGCGGAATCTGGAGGACCTAGTCTTTCAGATGCTTTGGATAATGTAAAGAGCGAGCTATTTGGGAAGGCCTTTGGCGGCAAAATTGGAGACGAGGAAGATGAAGAGCATCATGCTTCCATCGCTAGTGCTATCATGGCCCGCAGACAAAAAATGGCAGAAGGTGGGCAAGTAGACATTGAAGAGAATGCCGAGGAGCAGCCCAACGAATACTATCATGAAAACGAAGACGAAGTCTTAAAAGAAAATTATGATGAAGGAATGCATAGTTATCATAGCGAAACTGATGATGAGGACGGTAGGATCCTTCCAGACGAAGATGAGCACGAAAACAGCATGATCTCCGCCATCAGACGCAAAATGGCAGCTAAATCTCCTATTAGCCGGTAAATATGATCGAAAATCTTAAAGAATTATCAAAGCTTATCTCACTTTGCAGAAAATCTGGTGTGATAAGCCTTAAGTACCAAGGAGTCGAACTTCAACTAGGGCCCTTGCCTCATAAGCCCTCCCGTTCAGAGCCGATCACTATGGATCCCGGTAAAATTCCTAAACCTGTCTTCCCCGTCTCTGAAAATCTTATTCCAGACAACCCACAAACAGATGAACTGACCCACGACCAACTTCTTTTTTATTCAGCCGGGAATAATCAGTGAAGGTTAAAGAAGTAACAAAAATCCCTAAAGTAACGTTCAAGACTCGAATGAACGACGACGACCTCACTATGACAGAGTGGTGGCCGATTAAAGACAAAAGGCAAGCTGCTGCTGCTATGCTTACTACAGCCGCCTACTTAAAAGACGGACAAGCTGAGAGATACCGCATGGCAGCTATTTATGCTCGCCTTTATGGGAACCATAGCCTTTATAATTTTATAGGAGTAAATAACGCTAAGATTGAACAAACAACAGGAATGCCCACAGAAAGGCCTACGTTTAATCTAGTGCAAAGCGTCACTGATACGCTTGTGTCTCGCATTTCCCAATCCCGCCCTCAACCTGTGTTTTTGACAGACAACGGAGATTATAAACAACGTAACCTTGCGAAAAAACTTAATAATTTTATACTCGGAGAGTTTTATTCAACTAAAGCCTACGAGCTAGGAACCACTGCCTTAAGAGACTCGCTAGTCGAAGGTACTGGAGTTGTTAAGATCTTCGAAACTCCGGATAACAAAGTCAGCATGGAAAGGATTTTGTTAACAGAGCTTCTTGTTGACCAAATGGAGGCTAGAGACGGCGATCCTAGACAAATGTACCAGCTAAAACTTGTAGACCGAAGAATTTTGATAGCAAACTTCCCGGAACATAAAGAAGCCATTGAGTTAGCTGCTAAAGGAACTCCAGATAACTCAGCTAACTCTTCAAAATCAGTAGCAGATCTAGTCATGTGCGTAGAAGGCTGGCATCTTCGCTCTGGTAAAAATACAAACGATGGCAGACATATGCTAGCCATCTCTACTGGGCCTCTCATTGACGAGGAGTACACCAAGGATCGGTTCCCTTTTGTATTCCTTCATTACTCCCCTAGATTGGCTGGATTTTGGGCTCAAGGAGTCGCAGAGCAGCTTATGGGAACACAAATGGAGCTTAATTCAATTCTCTATACAATTAGCCAGGCCATTAAACTCGTCGGTGTCCCAAGAGTTTTCCAAGACGAAAGTTCTAAGATTTCCACAGCTGCGCACAATAACATGGTCGGGGTTATAGTAAAATATAGGGGATCAAAACCAGAATATGAAGTCGCCCCCTGCAATGCCCCAGAGCTCTATGCAGAACGAGACAAGCTCATCTCTTACGGCTACCAACAATGCGGAGTGTCCGCCCTCCAAGCCTCTAGCCAAAAGCCGCAGGGGCTGGATAGTGGAGAAGCTATCAGAACTTATGACGATATCTCCACGGACAGGTTTGCCAGCCTCTCCCGTAGATACGACGACTTCTTTATCGAGCTCGCGTATCAAATCATAGATTTAGCTAAAGATATCGCTGAAAGAGACGGGGCATACTCCACTGTATATCCTAATAAAAATGGGACCAAAGAGATAGATCTTCCAAAAGCTGCGTTAATAAAAGATGAGTTCGTTATCCAGTGCTTCACTCAATCTTCCTTGCCTAAAGACCCGGCCGGAAGACTTGCCAAAGTCACTGAAATGGTTCAATCCGGTATGATAACCCTCCAAGAAGGTAGGAGATTGCTAGATTATCCAGACTTAGAACAAATAGAAAAACTTGCTAATTCATCGGAAGAAAGGATCTTTAGCATTTTAGATGGAATCATAGAGTCTTCTAAATATGAACCTCCAGACCCCTTCTTGGACTTGGCATTGGCAAAGACTTTAACGGTCCAATACATCAACCTTTATGCCCCTGCAAAGCTGGAAGAAAGCAAAATGCAGCTTCTCCGGGACTTTTATTCCCAAATTTTAGATCTAATTCAAGCCGCCACCGCACCCCCACCACAGGCCGCTCCAGCATCACCTCAAGCCGCCCCACAGCCTCCACCAACCTCCCCTCTCATACCTAATGCCCCTGGCGGCCAAACCCAGCCACAAGCCTAATAACAAGCCTAATAACAAGCCATCAAACTAAACGCAAGCTAGCAGACAAAAGGAAATAGAATGAATATCCAGCCAAAAGCAGCCGTTACTGGCGTGCAACAAATGTCACTAGGCAACGGAGGAGATAAAGTCCGAGCAGCCATAGAAGCATTCAATAAGGGCCAGTCCTCTTATGATGCTAAAGCTCAGCCAGCCCAAGGAGCAAATGAGCTGCCTGTATCAAATCCTTCTCAAATCGCCCCAGAAGAGATGTCAGCAATAGTACCCAAGACCCAAGAACTAGAGCCGGAAGTAGGACAATCTGACAAGATTGAAGCCGCAGAAACTTCTGCAGAGCCAAAAACAGAGGTCGATCCTCGTATGGTTCAATTGGCCCGCAGAGAACGGGCCCTTCGTGCTAAAGCTCAGCAGCAAGAACAGGCTTTTAAAGCACGAGAAGCGGCTTTGGCTGCAAGAGAAGCAGAGCTCTCTTCTAAAGACCAAACCTATAAATCTGGGTACATCCAAAAAGACTTGCTTAAGACCTCTCCGTTGCAAGCACTAGCAGAAGCTGGGTTAAGCTACGACGAGATTACTCAAGCCGTCTTAAATCAGCAGCCTTCAGACCCTAGGGTTGAGGCTACTATCTCTAGGCTTGAGGCCAAAATTCGGCAACTAGAAGAAGCCAGTGAAGAGGGCAAAAAGACCTCAGTTAACCAGCAAGAAGCAGCATATCAAGCAGCCGTAAAACAGATCAAAGCTGATGTTAGCAAACTAGTCTCCAGCGATCCAAACTTCGAGACGGTAAAAGCCACTAACTCTATCAACGATGTTGTGGAGTTAATCGAAGAGACCTATAAAAAAGACGGAACACTCCTTGGAGTAGAAGAAGCCTCTCAGATGGTTGAAGACTATCTTTTAGAAGAGACACTCAAACTTACTAGAATTGAAAAAATTAAAAAACGCCTTGGACAGAATGCGCAACCTGCCCAGGCCCAGAAAGTGCAGCAACCACAAACCAAGCAGCCACCAACGATGAAGACCTTGACGAATGCCGCTAGTTCTACGCGTCAGCTAAGCGCGAAAGAGCGGGCGATCCTAGCATTTAGGGGTGAGTTGAAGTAACGACATCGTAACTTTTCGTTACTAGCACGTTTAGGCAACTATTCAGAAACCTAGACCGAGTGTGGCATTTCTGTCACACCGTAAAACATCTAATTTAGGAGGATTGCCAATGGCGGCAGTCTACGCAAACAGCGCCAACCAAATCGCGGCGCTTAAAGAATTGTATACGGATGACAAGGAGTACATGAAGGACCTTGTCTACAAAGAGAATCCGTTTCTCGCTCTTGTTCCAAAGAACGAGTCGCCAGACGGCTTCGCTGGAAAATACATCCCGGTCCCATTGGAATTTGGAACTCCACAAGGTCGTTCGCATAGCTTTTCGAACGCCCAGAACCAACAAACCGCGAGCCAATTGGCTTCGTTCTTCGTGTATGTGATCGAGGATTACCAACTCGTTACCATCACGAACCTCCTCATGGAGCAAACGAAGACCAATGCCGGCGCATTCGTTGATGCTGCAAAGCTTCAAATGGATGGCGGTTTCCGTAACTTGACGAACAACATCGCGTTCGAATTGTTCTCGGATGGCTCCGGCACGAGGGGCTTTGTAGGCTCCGGTGCTTTTGTGGCTGGTACGACGTACACGATCCAGTTGGCCAACATTCAATCAGTAGTTAACTTCGAAGTAAACATGCTTCTAGTGAACTACAGCTACACTGGTGGAACGATCTCTGCCATTAGTGCTACGCAAGGATTGGTGACGGCAGTTAACCGAGCTACGGGTCAAATCACGATCCAAGCTACGGCTACGGATGCATCGTGGACGACGGCAGGAAATGGCCTTGGAATCTATGGCGACATCATCGCCGGAGCAGTTTCTACCGGGACGAGCGAATGCTTGGCTGGTCTTGCTGCTTGGATTCCTACCGCATCTCCTGCGCCAACGGACAGTTTCTGGGGAGTTAACCGCTCGGCTGACCCGACTCGCTTGGCTGGCTGCCGTTTCAACGCACAAGCCTATACCATCGAAGAAGGTATGACAAATGCATTGGCATTCTTGAACCGAGAAGGTGGAAAACCAGACTTGTGCATCATGGACTTTGCGTCCTATGCTGCTTTGGTTAACGCCCTTGGTGCGAAAGTCCAGTACGTTCAAGTCAATCATGATGAGGTGGAAGTGGCTTTTGAAGGCATCACGTTTCAATCGGCCTATGGCCGGGTGACTGTGCTTGCCGACCGCAGCTGCCCTCCGCAAACGGCATACCTGCTGACGATGAACACCTGGAAGCTTCGTTCTTTAGGTAAAGTGCCGCATATTTTGACCTATGGCATGGAAGGTTTGGAAGGCTTGCGAGTTGGCACGGCCGATGCACTCGAGATCCGTATCGCTTATTACGGCAATCTTATTTGCTCGGCTCCCGGCTGGAACTGCGTTGTGCAGCTGTCGGCTTAATAGTTTCAAATAGTTAGCTAGTTTGTAAGGCCAGGGCCTAAAAATCCTGGCCTTTTTTATTTGAAAAGTCCGACTATCGTGTTATCCTTTACCTATACATATCTTAGGAGGGACGACGTGACATTAGACCTGGTTTCTAAATGTAGTGAAATGTTTAAGCAATTGGCGGATATGCCGCTGAAACAGCGTGTTGAAACGCTCAACGCTCTGAGGTTGGCTTTAGCACAATATAGCCCCTTCAAAGCCGAGCCGGTGGATTGTGTCCAGTGGGTACCCAACACACTGGTGCAAAGCAACGAGTATAACCCAAACACCGTAGCACCTCCAGAAATGAAGCTTTTGGAACTGTCCATCCAAGAAGACGGGTACACCCAGCCCATCGTCTCTTGGTCGCGAGATAACATTTACGAAGTTATCGACGGATTCCACAGGCATCGTGTTGGAAAAGAATCAAAACTTATTCAGTCGCGTATTAAAGGCTATCTGCCGCTTGTAGTTATCAACTCCGACCGGACAGACTTGGGCGACCGTATGGCCTCCACCATCCGGCACAACCGCGCCCGAGGCAAGCACGGTGTTGATTCAATGTCTGACATTGTTGTTGAGTTGAAAAAACGTAATAGGTCCGAGGATTGGATCGCCAAGCACTTGGG